TAACTTAGCTAGTGGTTCATTGGGTATTGGTATAGCATTAACTGCATCAATTAATACATACACAGCATCAAACGGCGCAGGATTTGGATTATTTTATCCTGATATGGGTATTGTATTATTAAATCCATCGGCATTAAGTGTATCGGTTGGTGGTAATTTAATGGCAGCAGTTGGAGCAACGACTGGATTGTATCATCAATCGGGTTCATCATCGGGTTCATTACAATTATTTGATGCATTAAATAAAGGAGCAGATTTCCAAGCTCGTAGAACTGAAAATGTTTCAACATCTCATTATTTCGTAAGAGCAAACAATAGAGAGTTTAACTTCTCTAATAACCCAACATTCGTAACAGGGCAAGTTGGTCAGTTCGTTAACTCATCATTTGAAAAAGACCCTAAAGTGTATATCACTACTGTAGGTCTTTATGATGATGGAAATGAGTTATTAGCAGTAGCTAAAACTTCACAACCAATTGCAAAATCATTCGATAAGGAGATTGCAATTAAAGTTAAATTAGATTTCTAATCAGAGGATATAATTAAGACAATCAACCCCCTTCAATGGGGGTTTTTTGTTAATTTGATATTTATATACGATATGTTAAAAAGAATACCGAAATCAGATATTAGTATTCGCCCATTTAAGGCGTATAAGGAATGGAGTTTCAATAACTTTGATTCTGGTTCAATTACCATGTTGGAAGCAACCGAAACTTCAACTGATTTAAATTTAATACCAACGGGTAGTTTAACGGGTTCTACATATCCACAAAATTCGATATATGGACAATTAAGAGCTCAATTCTATTTCGATTCAGGCGATAACGTATTTTTAAGAAGTGGGCATAAGAAAAAATCATATACCAATGCTAAATTGGCAAAAGAAAGATTTTTAAGTGGTTCTGCTAAAGTACTATCTATTCCAAATATATACGTTGGTGAGGGGATAAAAAAGGGTTCAGTAGTATTAATAGATAATCAAGATGAATTAAATGAAGTAGCTTATACCGATGATTCATTTGGAAACCTACAAGATAATAGAGACCAGATTAATGTTTCGAGAATTGATATAGAAAAACAAATATTTAATTTTATAGATTTAGATGAGAATGTATATTCGGCATCGTTGGAAACGTATATTGGAGCATTTGATATACAAGCGGGAACATTGGATATTATATATAACGGAATTCCAAGACCAACAATAAATTTAATTAGTTTAGATATTGAATCGGGAATAGCAATAGCAGAAGATATTCCATTTTTACCCGAACAAGCGCAAGGTATTAAAATTGGTAACGTATTTTATAATCAAGGATTAATTGTAATAACAAGAGATGTTGCTAGTAGATTGGAAAACGGGTGGCAATTGGATTACAAATCAACCAAAACAATTTATGAGCATGAATATCTTTTAATTGTAAATGAGGATGAATTTAATATATCACAAAACCCATCAGCAATTGTTGAAGTTGGTAAAGTAGATGAAAATATTATTACATCGGATAATTTAAGACGAAAGATAACCACAACATCGGGTGTAAAATATATCAAAAAATTATCAACATTAGAAAACGGAGATGTATTAGATTATAGATTTAGTGGCTCAACAGGAACAACAAAAGCAGGATTTGAACATTATGATTTAAGTGGTTCGATGGATAGTACTGGTTCATTCTTAGCACCATTTATAACAACGATTGGATTATACGATGATAATTGCGATTTAGTAGCAGTTGCTAAATTACCACAACCAATTAAATCGGAACCGGATATGCCTGTAAACTTTATTATCCGTTTTGATACTTAACTTATATTTATATTAAACAATAGAAACTATGTCAAAGATTTTAGAATTATACAAAGCAGCTCAATCATCATTAGGTGTTGATAAGATTTCATATGAAGCTGGTAAGAATGCACAAACTCCATACACTACAAACGATTTAAAAAAAGTAGATGACCAAATATTAACTGCTGATAAATTTAAAGTAGGTAGAACTGGCGTTGTTACTGGTGTAAAGTACTCGGATTCAGTTAAAAAATAAACCAATTTAATGGCTAAAAAAGTTACAAAGAAAAGTAATCCTAAATGGGTTGCTAAAAAATATGGATTTAAGTCTGGTTTAGAAGAAACCATATCAAAACAAATAGAGTCCAAAGGAATTGTTGTAGAATATGAAACTGAAAAAGTTCCATACATAATTCCAGCATCAAACCACACATATAGTCCTGACTTTAAATTACCCAATGGTATTAGAGTAGAGACAAAGGGTAGGTTTGTAGCAGCTGATAGGAAAAAACACCTATTAGTTAAGGCTCAAAATCCCAATTTGGATATACGATTCGTATTTTCCAATTCTAAAAACAAAATCACAAAAAACTCCAAAACCACATACGCAGATTGGTGCGAAAAGAATGGTTATAAGTACGCAGATAAGGAAATACCGGATAATTGGTTTTTAGAACCATAAAAATTTGGTAATATCAAATATTTGTAGTATATTTGTGATGTGTTAAGTAGCAATGATAAAAATAAGGTAATTAATGCCCTTACTAATGTATTGGGCCATGGTCTTACGTTGAGAGGCAACGAATTGGCATTTCATTGTCCATTTTGTAATCATCATAAGCCAAAACTCCAAGTCAATACCGATTCTCAAAAATGGCATTGTTGGACTTGCAATAGTGGTGGTAAAAAATTGACATCTTTATTAAAAAAGTTAGATGTTGATAGAAAGACCATTTCTATTATTAGAGAAATCTATGGTGATAGCAATTATAACCCACAATTAGAGGATGCCGATACAAAGGTGTTCATTCAATTACCAAAGGAATTTGTATCGCTTAGTGAGTCTCCTAAAGGGTTTAATCCCGAATATAAACATGCTATGTTCTACCTTACTCAAAGAGGTATTGGTATGAAAGAAATAATAAAATATAATATTGGTTATTGTAAAGAAGGTTTATATAGTAGAAGAGTCATTATACCATCATACGATTTAAATGGTCAATTGAATTATTTTATTTCTCGTTCATATTATACTGAAGAGAAAATGAAATATAAAAACCCACCTATCAGTAAAAATATTATAGCATTTGAATCGCAAATTAATTGGAACGAACCAATTATACTTTGTGAGGGTGTATTTGATGCAATTACAATTAAACGAAATGCAATTCCATTATTGGGTAAATTTCCTTCCAAACAATTGGTAGAAAAAATCTTTATGAGTGGAGTTAGTGATATTGTTATTTCATTAGATAATGATGCTATTAATGAAGCACTTAAAGCCGCCGATTATTTCAGAAAGCAGGGAATACGTGTAAAGATGATGTATCTTAGAGATAAAGATGCATCGGAAATGGGTTATACGAATTTTTACGAAGAACTAAAGAAAACTAAAGAGTTTTCATCCGAAGAATTACTATTAAGCAAAATAAATAGTTTATGAAAAGATTAAAAACAATCTACCACATTGCCGATGTACATATTCGTAATGTACAAAGACATAAAGAGTACAGAAAAGTATTTGAAACAATGTTTGAAGAAATCCGTAAAAGAGGAACGGAAAATTCGCTCATTTACTTAGCAGGCGATATTGCTCACGCTAAATTAGAATTATCACCTGAATTAGTTAGAGAGATTAGTTGGTTATTTACGGAATGCTCTAAACATTGTGAAACAATTCTTATTACAGGTAATCACGATTGTAATATGAATAACTCCGATAGATTGGATGTACTTACTCCAATTGTAGAGGCTCTAAATTTACCAAACTTTACTTATCTAAGAGATACGCAAGTACATTCTATTGGTGGAATTGATTTTGGTGTGTTTAGTATTTTTGATGATAAAAAGAATTGGCCAAAAGCTAATACATTATCCGGCAACAAAAAGATTGCTTTATTTCACGGACCTGTTGATAATTCTCAAACCGATATTGGATATGTTGTAAGTAGTAGACACTTTACGACTGATATGTTTGATGGATATGATTTAGCACTTTTGGGAGATATCCATAAAAGACAAACTATGATTTCTCCAAGCGGATGTAAAGTAGTTTATGCTGGTTCATTAGTACAACAAAATTTTGGTGAAAGTTTAAATGGACACGGATTCTTAGCTTGGGATTTGGATTCTATGAAATACGAAGCAATTGATATTCCAAATGAATATGGATATTATACGTTGGATATCGATAATGGGAAAGTTCCAATCGTAACCGATATGCCAAAGAAGCCTCGTTTAAGAGTTCGATTATCAAATACGGATTCAGCTGATACAAAGAAGGTAATTACTGAAATTAAAATGCGATATGGTGTTGAAGATTTTACAATTATTAGAACCGATTCATTTAATAAGCAAAAGACAGGAAACCGTTTGTCTAAATTGGATTTTGAAGATGTAACTGATACCAATCATCAAAATACATTGATAAGAGAATATGTTCAGAGAATGATGCCATTTACAACTACTCCAGATTTGGATGCGTTGGAAGGTATTAATAGAGATATCA